TAGCTGGGCCTACACCTGGAGCAACCAGCAGAACTACGAGCTGATGACGCAGACGCTCATCGACGTTGGCTACGACATCACGACGACGCCCGCGCCCTAACCCCCAACACCGACATGACTGAAAAGATGAAGTGGAAGGGCCACATCTGCGCGGTCCTCATCAACCCTGACGGCTCTCGCGAGACGGTCGAAACCCACAACCTGATCACCACCAAGGGGCTGGAGATCATCGCGCAGGTGATGAACCTGCACTTCGGCACCGGCACACCGACGCCCAACACCTTCTCTCAGGTGGCCCTGGGCACTGGGTCCGGCGCTGTGGCAGTTGGTGACACGCTTGACGACGTGGGGGTCGCAGCGTCCGCAGGCCTCGCCAGCGCCGACAGTGGATACCCCAAGCTCAACGACAACGACGGAGACAACTCTGGCGCTGGAGCCAACGTCCTGACCTGGAGAGCGCAGTGGGGCGTGGGCGTGTACACCAACACGATCACCAACGTCGCCATCACCACCTCGACTGCCGCGCACCCGACAAGCGCCGAGGACATCCTGAACCACTCGCAGTTCTCCTCGTCCATCGTCAAGGGCGCTGGTCAGGCACTCAAGGTGTTCGTCAACGTCGAGATCACCTGATAGGTCGTGTCCAACACGTTCAAGCGGGTCATCTCGACCACAGCGCCAACCAGTACCGGCACGGTTGACTACACCGTTGCCGGTCCAGGCGCATCTACGCACATCAAAGGCGTAGAGGTGGAGGTGGCCCGTGCGGTCACGTTGGGCACTGACACGGATGGGCGCTCAGGCTGCAGGGGGTTCAGCGACGGAACGACTGAGGCAGTCCTCAGCTGGTCTAGCGAGCACGGCGTCACCACTACAGACACATACACCTACTCCGCGCAGGACAAGGTTGTAGCGTTGATGGACCCGGCGGACGGGTCACTAGAGGCGGTGGCGACGTTTGACTCGTTCATCACCGATGGCGTCCGACTCAACTGGACAACAGCTCCTAGCTCAGCGTATCGCGTCGCAGTCGTCATTACCGCAGGGCCTGACGTAGAGTGCGACGTTCAGATCGTAGACCCAGCAGACGCTCTTTCAGGCACGGTTACCGTCACGCCTGGATACACAGCAGAGACCAACCTTGTGCTGGCCCTTGCTGGCACTATCAGCACTGCGTTTGACGGCACGCTAGAAAGCTCTAGCAGCGTGTCTTGGGGCGCATGCTCCAACGACGGCACGACCGTGACGCAAAACGCTGAGGCTTGGTCCTACCAGGATGCAGTCTCGACTACGCTCGACAGCGGCATTCTGCACCTGAATCGCCTCGCGTCCCACGTCAGCGCAACGGCTCTCGGTGTCTCCTACGCGGCTAGCGGCTTCAACGCCTCTACTGGTGCGTTCACGCTGACAACGGCTGGGGCTTCAGCTACATCTGCTGAGCGTATAGCCGTGATGATGTTCCACATGCCGTCGAACATCGCGGTCAAAGTCTACTCGCACTCGTTCACCAGCACGGTAGGCACCCAGTCGTTCACCGACCCGGGCTTCCAGCCGCAGTACATCTGGTACGGGCTGTCGCTGTTCAACGCGACAAACACCGTGCGGACCAATGCTCAGGCAGGGTCCTACGGAAGCGGGCACGCAGATGAGGCGGGCGTTGAGTGGTGCGGCTCGTACGCTGACAGAGACAACCGCACAACCAGCGACACTCAGTCATTGGTTGACGAGGTCGCCATCGAGCTGCCCCTGCACGCTGGTGGCGCAGGGTACACCGGCACCGTAGACAGCTGGGACGCCACTGGCTACACGATCAACTTCACGAGTGTCGTCGGCACCTCTCGCTTTCATATCGGGTACGCCATCGAGCAGGAAGACTCCCTGTACGATCAGGTCGATGACAGCAGTACGGCTAGCGATGCCGTGCTAGGCAGCATCTTTGCTGTCGTTGCCGACGAGGGCGCAACTGCGGACGACGCGGTCTTGGGCGGCATCTTCGCTGTCGTGGTGGACGAGAGCAGCTCTGCAGGCGACGTAGTGCAGGGCGCACTGATACACATCGCCAGCGTCAGCGAAACAGAGACAGCTGTCGATGTCGTCAGCGGCGTCATCCTTAGCGGTGCCGTCGTTGACCTCATCAGTGAGTACGGCAGCGCATCTGATGCTGCAGCGCACCTGCTGTTCATTCCTGTCATCCGCGAGTCGGCAGCTCCGCAGGCTACTACTGGCGACAAGTACGTTTGGCTGACGGTGGGAGAGCGCAAGTTTGCGGTGGGCTACAGGCCTACTGCACCGTGGATCACAGATCAGCCTGGGTTTGCCCAGGCGGTAGCAAGCTTTGCTCAGGGGCCTCTGGTGCAAAACCGATTCGCTGTGTCTAAGGACACGGCATCGGTTGCTGACACTAACGACTGGCTACTGACCTAAGGAGAACCCATGAGCCAACGAATCGGATCGGCAGAGATTGACGAGCACGAGCATGTCACGCTGATGGACCGCGTCGTGCTGAACGACGGCGCGTACATGACGCAGGCCGATGTCACCAGCATCACTGTTAGCGTTGTAGGCCGAGAGGGCATCGAGCATGAGAACACGCTCGACAAGACTGCAGTGGTGTTCGACACGCTGCAGACCGACGGCTACTGGAACGCTGACCGCCTGGGCTACAACCTGCGATACACGCTCGACACTGAGAACATCATGGCCGGGGGCCGTCAGTACATGGTGATCATCGCCATTGAGACCACCTTTGGCCCTAAGTACTCGAAGTACCAAGTCAAGGTGCGAGACCTCCCGACAGTAGACTCATGGTAGCCAAAGGTGAGTACGAGCCGCGTGGCGCGGCCCTGAAGCTGTTTCTGTCTGATGCGCCTGAGATTCTCATGGAAGGTCCGGCGGGCACCGGCAAGACCCGCGCCGTCCTCGAAAAGGTCAACTACTGGTGCATGCAGGTGCCAGGACTGCGTGCGTTCATTGCGCGAGCGACGCGGGTCTCGATGACTGAATCGGTCCTGGTCGAGTTCGAGGACTCGGTCATCGACCCGACTATCGGCGTCAAGTTCATCGGGGGCAACCGCCCTAACCGGACGGCTTACGTCTACCCCAACGGCAGCTACATCACGGTCGCGGGGCTCGACAACTCTGACCGGATCATGTCGTCGCAGTACGACCTGTGCGCTGTGTTCGAGGCCACAGAGATCAACGAGTCCGACTGGGACAAGATCCAGTCCCGCCTGCGCCATAACCGGCTGCGCTACCAGCAGGCCATCGCTGACTGCAACCCGTCGTTCAGCTCACATTGGCTCAACCGCCGGGCCATGCGCATCAGCAAGAACGGGCAGCCAATGATGACCCGGCTGCTGTCGCGGCACGAAGACAACCCCACTGTTACGCAGGAGTACCTGCAGCGCCTCGATAACCTTAGTGGGGCCCGCTACGAGCGCCTGCGCCTGGGCCTGTGGGTGGACGAGTCAGGCGTCATCCTGCCTGAGTTCGACAGCGAGACGCACGTCGTTGCGCCCAGCACGTCGCTGTGGACGGATGGCCGCAGCCAGATCCTGTACTACGTCGGAGGCATCGACTGGGGCTACCAGAACCCGGGCTGCTTCCAGGTCTGGGGCGTCACGGAGGACGAGCGCATGTACCGGGTAGAGGAGGTCTACTACCGGCACCAGCGCCTGGACTGGTGGGCAGACGTGGTCGAGCAGGCAGACCGCATGTACGACCTGCAGCAGGTCATCTGCGACCCAGCGCAGCCTGAGCACATCGCCATGCTCAATGCACGGCTGGGCCGCCGTGGCGGGCGCAGGACCGGGGCTATTTGCTTCGGCGCTAACAACTCCTGGGCCCCAGGTAGGGACCTAGTTGCAGAATTGCTTAGGCCTAACGACGGCTCTGAGCCCCGCATGTTCTTCTGCAAAAATGCGCACCAGATGCGGGGGCTAGATCCGTCCCTGCTGGAGGAACATTTGCCTGCAACTGCGGAGGATGAGATCCCCGGCATGACCTGGGATGAACCCAAAGAGGGCAGGCCAATTAAGGAGCGCCCGAAGCCCGGTGTTCCTGACCACGCTTTTGACGTGACCCGGTACGTTGCGATGTACTTGTGGGGCAAGGGTGCCCCAGAAAAGCCTTTCCTTAAGGCTCTGCGTCAGGGTAGCGTTGGTGATATCCTGGGCTGGGAGACCGACCTAGCATGATCAAGACCACTCCGGCAAACCTCTGGGACGAGATCCAGGCCGGGCGGAAGTACGTCGATAGCCGTCTGTGCAAGCGACGTGAACTGATCGAGCAGTATCACGGTCGTCACTGGGGCAAGGCTTCTGATTCTCAGCCGAGTATTGAGAACCACCCGTTCGAGTACATCAGTCTCATCCTGCCGCAGATTGTCTACAACAATCCGCGCTTCACGGTGCAGACGATGCGCACTACCCCGATTCACCAGATGGTGTCCGGGGCTTTGCAGCAGGCTCTGAACAAGTGGACAGAAGACTGCGCACTGGCAGATCTGCTGAGGCAGCTGTGCTTCGATTACCTCACAGGGTGGGGCGTGGTGATGATCACCATGGAGGAGTACGTTGACTTCAAGCTGCCGTACGACGTGAGCAAGGCTCGCGGCTACGACACGCCCATGTGGCCTGTCGTGACGCGCCTGTCGCCTGACGACTTCTTCTTCGACCCGCAGGCTATTGACTGGCACAGCTGCCGGTGGGCTGGTCACCGCCGTCTGTACGACCTGGAAGACCTTCTGTCAGAGGCAGAGGACAACCCGGATGACGGCTGGGACGCAGAGGCAATCCGCGAGCTACGAGCTGACGACCGCCGTGAGCACGCAGACGATGCGCCTGAGCGTCACCAGATCTGGGTGTACGAGGTCTGGTTGCCGGAAGACCGAGAGGACAACGGCAAGGACGAGCACGGCAAGATCTACACGCTTGTCGAGGCCGACCTCACGACTGACCCCGACCGGCAGCGGTTTATCCGCGAGCCCCGCAACTACTACGGCCCGCCGTCTGGCCCGTACGCCATGTTCGGCGCGTACCCGGTCAGCGATGAGCCCGGCTTCGTCAGCCCGCTGCTGGCGACGCTGGAGTCTCAGAGAGAGGCCGACGAGTTTGCCCAGGCGTTCAGCAACGAGGCCAAGAACTACAAGCGTCAGTTCCTGACCAACGACAAGAAGATGGCGGAGATCATGCAGGGCGCTCCGCATGGACATGTGTTCCATGTGGATACGTCGCTGCACGGTACTCACGGCCCGTCGTTTGCCGAGATCCAGTTTGGTGGCGCAACGCGAGAGCAGGCTGAAGGTGTCGCGCAGGCGCGTGACAGGCTGGAGCGCATGACCGGCATGTCCGACGCAATGCGCGGGCAGACAGGTAGCGGCACCACAGCCACTGAAGAACAGATCGCCTTCCAAGGCGGCAACATCCGCGTAGACGACCTGCGCCAGCGGTTCACCCGCCGGTTGGTTCAGATGGCAAAGGCTGTCGCGTGGTACATGTTCACGGACGAGGAGTTCGTGATCCCCATCGGTGGACCGGAGTTCGGCGGCCAGGACGTGTGGTTCGAAGGCGGGGCCAACAGTG